TTAGAACAAGCCCGCCGGCTCCGCAGCCCTGTCCCAGCTGTAGATGATTACCTCCGCGCGCTCGACGCCCTTACCGCCACCAACCGTATAGTTGATCGGCACCGTGTCCATCTGGAAGTCTGCGAACACACGACGGATCTCGGGATGGTCGTTCAAGCTCACGATCGCCTTCCCCTTCAGGCGCCTCATAAGGGCTGCCATCTTCTCGTACTCTCCGAGTCCAAAATCGACGCCGTATCCTTCGGTCTCCCAATATGGCGGGTCGAGGTAAAAGAGCGTGTGGGGGCGGTCGTACCGCTCCATCAGCTTGTGCCAGTCCATGTTCTCGATGTAGGCGCCCGACAGCCGCAGATGGGCCGCGGACAAGTTCTCTTCGATCCGCAGCAGGTTGATCGGCGGCGTGGTCGTCGCCGTGCCCCAGGTCTGTCCTTGCACCTTCCCGCCAAACGCATGATGCTGCAGGTAGAAAAACCTCACAGCGCGCTGGATGTCCGTGAGCGTGTCCGGCGGCGTCTCCTGGTGCCACTTGAAGACCTCGCGGCTGGCCAGCGCCCACTTGAAGTGCCTCACGAACTCTTCGAGGTGATGCTGCACGACGCGGTACAACCTGACCAGCTCACCGTTGATGTCGTTGATGACCTCGACCTTCGCCGGTGGCCGCATGAAGTACAGCGCAGCGCCGCCGGCGAAGACCTCGACATAGCACTCGTGCGCCGGGAATTGCGGAATGATATGGTCGGCCAGGCGTCGCTTGCCGCCGATCCAAGGAATGATAGGGGTTGCCATTAGTAAACCTTACAGTTGCGATTGTGCTAAACTCGCGCCGCCTTCCGGAAGGTGGCAGAGCCTTGCTTGGTTCACTGGCTAGAACAGTGGATCGAGGCCGACGCAGGTTGTTACAGCAACTCGCGCCGGCGCTCTGTCTTTACTACGGGGCGATGGCCCCTACTTCATAGAAGCCATGCTTTCGCGCCCAGTCCTGCAGCGCGCTTACTTTTTCTCGGAGACGCTCGGTCTCAAGGTCTGCGTCTCGGACGAGGTCTCGAAGATGCTGCTCAGTCGGCTTTGGTAGCTCGATGTATTCGGTCGCTCCGGCGTCATGAGCGACGACGGGACCTGGGGCTTCGGCGCCGCCGGTAACGGCACACACGCGGGCAGGGACTGCGATGCGCAGCCGCAGACGATCGGCAGCAGCGCGCTCAGCAGCGATACGCTTTTCAGCTTCATTGAGATTCCTTTGGTAAGTGGCCAGGGTGGCCCGGGTGGACGCGATGTCCCACTGTCGCTCGGCTTCGTTATGAGCGACAGCGATCCGCACGTCGTGCATGGCCGCGTCCGCACGTTCCGCCTTGTCGCGCTCCCATTCGAGCCGGACATCGTCGGCGCCGAAGTGGTAGCCGGACAGGCCCGCGATCGATACCGCGCCAAGCAAGGTCGCTCCAACGGCAGCGACCTTCAACTGGTCGACGATCATGCTGCTGCTTCCTGGCTGTCGAAGCGCTGCAGGCTCCGGCCATTCATGACCGTGATGAGAATCTTCGCGTAATTCGGATCTGTCGCGTAGCCAGCTGCTGCTGCCGCACGAGCCCAGCCCTCGCCAGTGGTCTCATCGAAGCAGGCCGCATAGCGCGGGTTAACCTTGAAGAAGCGCGCGCGGTCGGCAATGCATTCGTCCACGCTGGAATAGGCGCGGAACTTGGCCATCAGGTCGACGCGCTTGCCGCCCACGTATTCATGGGTCGGTACGTCGACGGTCTTGCCTTTCCAGGAGCGGTCGGCCTTGATGCCGAACAGGTTGTTGCCAGGTGCGCGCGAACCCCAGCCGGATTCGAGGGCTGCCTGGGCGATGGTGAACGAGGCCGGAATGCCGTGCTCGCGTTGGACACGTTGGGCGGCCGGCAGCAGCAAAGCGATGAAGGCGGTGGGCGGCATCAGATGATCTCCCGCACGTCCTTGACCAGGTCAGCCAGGTCGGCATCGCGGCGCTTCTCGATGAACTTGAACAGCGCGCGAACGATGACCCACGCCGGCAGGCCGCACGTGAACATGAAGCCGCCCTGCGCGATCTGGCCCAGCAGGTCGTCCGACCAGTGCTCGATGCCAAGGTACTTGATGAGCGCGGCGCCGCCGGCGATCGAGCCGACGACGGTGCACGCCAACGCCACGCGCCACTCTTTCTTGCTGCTGGGCGGTGTCATGGCCATCACGACGAAGGACGCAAGCCCTGCACCGATGCCCATGCCGACCAGGCCGCCGATAATTTTCATGCTGGCTGCGCCGGCGGCCGCGCCGGAAATTGGTTCACTCATTGGGGTTCTTTCGTGGTTAGAAGTCGCCCGGCATGGTGTCCAATTCATGCGCACTTCAGATTACCGGGTGCGCACAGTCTCTCGCTCTAGCGGTCCCATTTCTAGGGAGAAATGGGACTATTTCATGCTCCGCTACTGCGGAGGTCGACGCGCTGCAGCTTCGGGTGGAAGCACTGGAACAGGTCGTTCGGTGTGACCCGGTGCGCCTCGGCCGGATCCAACAAGATCGCACCGCCGGCCATCAACAACGCGAACACCAGCTCGCTGCACCACCAGGTCGACGTGTCGCTCCAATCGTCCGACGCGAGGAACGGAATGCCCAGGGCGCCCCAGAAGTCGTAGCCGCGGCCATCCTGCTCCTCGCCGAATGCGATCGCCTTCTCGAGGTCGGGCACCCATACCGTCATGTCCTGGTAGAGGACGACGCCCTTCATCACCTGGTCGACGGTCGTCGCCCTGCAGCCGTGGGTCATCGAAGCCTCATAGGCACGATCGCCCGCGATCGCAACCACGTGGCTGAAGAAGCGCGAACCGGAGCAGCGCGCTATCACAAGGCTCGCTGGGTTCCATGGCCACTTGGTGGTGAACCTTACCGTGATCACTCCAGCCGCCACGCTACACCTCCTCAACGCCGGCAGTCTCCGGCGGCGCCCAACGAATTGCCGCGATCTCTTCCGGCGTGTTGGCCGCTGCGAGCGCCGCCTTCAGTTCTTGGGAGTGGTTGAAGTTCTCGGCGCCCTGGGCGGTCATTGAGGCGTACATGGCGCGGAAGGCGTCCACGTCGACAAGCGGGAGCATCGTGTTGTCGACCGACTTCCAGGCGCCGGGAAAGCCCTCGGGGAAGCTGTCGAACAGTGCGATGTGATTGGCCACGCCATCAATGTCAGAACGGGAAAGCGAATCGCAGGCGAAACGCTTGCCCTCGTGCGGAAATGTCGAGAGGTTCGCCGCAGCGCGGGCTGCATTGATTTCCTCATTCTTCGCTGCGCGCAGCTCGTCGATTTTCGGCGCGCACCCGATCAACTCCTCCTCGGTCATGTCGCGCACGACCGTCTGGCCGTTGTTGAATTCTGCCACTTTCATTGTTTGCGCACTCCATAAACGCGGATCGTTCCGCCGGTGAAAGTCGTAGCAGCATCAAGGATAAGCCCGAACCCTGTCACTACCCCTGACGGCAAGAACACCCCCCGCACAGCTTGCGCGGCCAAGGTGTCCGTAGGGTTGTAGCCAGTTCCATCCCAAAGTATCTCTTTGGAATTGGACGAATTGACGTCTCCGACTTGAAGTGTCCCCGAGTAAAGCAGCCTTGGGGATTCCGCCCCGTTGGCTCGTAGCCGGAAACTGCTTGTTCGTGCACCTGTAAGAACTGCATCGGCGTTTGCATTGGCTTGCCAATATCCCGTTGCATTTGACACAAGCGCGCCCGCTACCGCAAGCCGGACATCAATTCGGCTGACGGCCGCCACGCCAATCTGCATAAAATGCATAAAGTACCAATCGTGGTCGGCGTCGAACACATTCAGCGCGTTGATTGCGCTGACGCCGGCTGGTACGGGGATCGTTGCGACCAGCTCTGTCGCGCCCGGCACGGTCCCTGCGTCGCCATTGCGGTCGATATAGACCAGCAGAGCGTCGCCGTTCGTGAACGGGTTGGCGCCGCTGGCGGCCCGAGCGCTGACGGTGAGGTTGCGGTAGCCCGATGGAAGTGCGACAGCGGTGACGTCGAAGATGATCCACTTGCCGGGATCCGTCATCTTCACCAGGCGGATCGAGCCCTTCACGGCGCTGGTGGCGGCGCGCAGGTCGGCCAGCACGTTCGAGATGTCAACGCCGCCGACGATCTGGACGTCCATGCGCATCACGGTCGCAGTGTTCTGACTGGTGCTACCGAGACGAATTTTTCCGATGCCTGGGTCACCGTCGACTGTCGAGCTGTCGAACACGTACGGGAAGGCGTAGGCGCCGCCGGCGGCCAAGGCATTGAGCGCCGCCAACGTCGCATTAACCTCGCTTCCCCACTTGGGGAAATTTCGGAAGACATAATCAATTGCAGCGTCGAAGACCTTCTGCTCCATGGTCCTGAAAGGCAGCTTCGCCTCGTCTAAAAAAGTTTCAATCACTTAAACAGCTCCTTCGATCATCAGATTCATTTTCGATTGCATTTGATATTCAATAACGTTTTTGAAGCTCCCATATCGACCGAACACCGCTGTTGCCCCGTACGGCCCACCAACCCATACCAGCGGTCGTTGACGCAATTCGAAGAGGCGATCCTGCACGTAAGTGATCTCGTCATTAGGCACAACCACATCGCACGACATTCGCTTCGCGTAGGGTCGGAGCGTTGTCTTGCTAGTGCCGTCGAAATTGAACGTCGTGCTGGAGAAGTCCTTACCTTCAGTCGATAAACCCAGAAGGCTTGGGCCGAATTCCTCGACAGGACCGATAGCACACATACCTGCCTTAGCCTCAGCTCCAATCTTCCGGAGACAAATCGTCACGAGTGCATTGGCGTAGACCGGCATGTCCAGCACAAAGAAATAGGTCTTGCGCTTGATACGTTTGAACATCCAGTTGAAGTAACTCGACTGGGAGTTCGACTCGATAAGGCTGACGACTTCGCTGTAGACGACACCATCGAGCGCATCGACCATGCTAAGCGTCAGCTCATGCACATCAAGATTGCCGAGGTAAAGACCCTGCGCCACCATCTCCGGTGTCAGCACCACCAGGATCTCGTCGAGCATGACGGTCTGCGTATTGTTGTAATCGTCAAACATCGCGCGCCGATTCACGATCCCCCGCGGCGACCAGGCCGCAGTGTCGCTTAGTGCTTTACCTACGTTGCCTGCGATAAGCGACTGAAACACTTCGTAGGATGCTGGATCATGAACCTGCGCATCCTTCGCATAGGTCGCCTTCGCGTCGTAAGCCGGCTCGACGATCGGGGCGTTCGAATACACCAGGCCAGCACCAGCGCCAATTACATCGGCGGCGCGGGTGACGGACGTGCCGCTGGTCTTGATCGGGCTGGTGAGGCGATCTCGCTCCATCTGCGGCAGGCCGATTCGGATCACGACGTCAGCTTCATAGCCACCACCATTTCTAAAGTTGACGTCCAGGCGAGGGATGATTGACGCCGCATCCGGATGGCTAATCTGGATCGTCTGCGTCAACCGGCTGTCGCGTAGAGACCCGGTCCAGTATGGAGAGCGCCGCGCTGGCGCCTCGACCATAGCTAAGGCCGAGTTGTACACCAGAAAGTATTGTTCGAACTCCTGGACGAATGTCTCGCCCGAGATAATCCGGGCGTAGACCGAAGACACCCAATTTTCATTGGCGCTAGCCGAAATCGCTCCGGGGGAATCAAAGGCAATGGTGTACTCGGGCAAAGCCAGCGCAGGGACCGTACCGTAGATTCGGATATCAACATAGTCGATACCGTCTTCCTTACCCAAGCCGACGACTTGCCGCTGGATGTTCGGGATATTCGTCGCTGGCCCCCAGTTAGAAGGTGTAGCTGTTGTCCCAACGACAGCACCCATCATCGTATTGTTTCGAATGCAGTTCCTCGCCTCCGGCTCTATCAGCGCATAGGGCGCCTTGCTCAGGTCGGAGGGGTCGTAGGTCACTCCCAGGGTGTTGGCCGGCACCTCGACCAGCGTCCCAGTCCGGTCATACACCCACTTGGGGGATGCACGCATGCAAGCCACGTCTCCAATCGCAATTGGTTCAACAATAATCATTCAGTCTCTTTCACTGCCTTCATAGCAAACGGCACCTCGCCGCGGGTAGCCGCGTCCAAGTGGTCAGCGGTGTTCAGGGTATTAAGTGCAATGGCTCCAAGGCCCGCGTTGATCTCCTCGCGCAAGAGCGCGTTCTCGGCGCGCAGCTGTCCGACCTCCGCACTCAAGCTGCTGACCGCACGCGCCAGAACGGCCCCGTTATCAGCAGGACTAGCAAGCCGTGAGAACATGTCCTTCGTCTGGTTTGCATTGAAGATGCGTGATGGCCCCGTCGCTTCTAGCTCAGGACCTTCTTCGCCGACGATGCGCCAGCCGCCGGCATGATCGCCGCCAGTGGCGTAGCCAGGAACACCGCGCAACTTATTTGCTTCCTCGCTGTTTTGGAAAGTGTCACGGATTGCATCAAGGCTGACCCCACCTTGCAGGCGATCCATCCAGTAGTTCAAACCAGCAGCATCCGCAGGGCGGCCGAATACTTCGCCATAGAGCTTTTTGATCTTTGCTTCAGGCGAGTTGGTGATTGAGTCGACCACCGCCCCCTGCGAAGCACCGTTCGCCAGCTGCTCCTGCCAGTAAGCCAAGCCAGCGGCGTCCGGAGCACGGCCCAGCGCTTGCTGGTACGCATCAGAGATCGCAGGTGTCCCCCCAATAATCGGATTTGCCTTTGCCGCTCCAATTGCAGTCGCAAGTGCATCCATCGCTTGCGAAAGCGTCAGCAGCCCGGTGGCCTGGCCGTTCAGGGCGTCGATCTGCTCCTGCCCGTTCTCCACGATCCGATCCAAGCGCTCGATCTGGTCCTCGAGCGCCCGCAGCGATCGCTCCTCAACCGTCAGCGCCTTGTCCGTGATGCCGGCCAAGGCCGAGATGTCGCCCTGCGTCTGGTACAGGTCCAGCAGATAATCGTTGTACGAGCTGAACTGGTCCGATGCATCACGCGTAACGGCGCTCAGAGCGGCGCGCAGGCTTTCAGCATCCGGCAACGGGCCGCCGGCCTGAGCTTTCGCCAGCGCTGCGCGGATCTGCACCTGCGCCGCTGCACGCTGTGCCAGCTGCTGCTCAGGCGACGTCATACTGTTGAGCGTGCCGTTGAGCAGCTGCGCCAGACCCTGCAGCCGGCTTACCGCCGCAGCATGGACGTCGAGGCTTGCCTGCAGCGCGGCCTTCTCACGTGACGCGACACGCTGCAGCGTGAGGAACGCGCTATCGACCCCGCCCAGCAGCGTTGCGGCGGCCGCCTTCGCATCCTCTACCGCTGCCTTCTGCGCCTTGAGAGCCTGCACCTGGTCGAAGAGCGCCCGTACGCTCTCGTCCAGCGCAGCCCGCTGCTGCTCGAGCGCCACTTGCTCCTGCTGCGCCGCCGTTAGCGTCAGCGCGTCATACTCAGCCTGAAGCTGCTTACGCTGCTCGAGCACCGCCGCCGCCTGTGCCGCAGCTTGCTGCGCAGCGGCCTCGGTGGCCGGATACACCTGAGCGAAATCGGCCTGGATCGCCATCAGCGCCGCATATCGCTTCGTCCCTTCTTCGGTGGCTAGAGCCCCGCTATCAATGAGATCCAGCACGGCCTGCTTGAACTCGTCGCGAGTATCGACGCTGGCCAGGCCAAGCGCCGCCATTTGCTCCGTTACCGCCTTCAGCACCGGCGCGTTACGCTCGGCCTCGGACAGGAAGTTCTGCTGGAAGAACTGGACACCCGACGCGAATGCATCCAGACCTCCGACCGCCTGGAGAAGTCTCTCGCGTGCCGCCAGCGACGACACACCTACAGCACCGAACGTCACCCCGATGGAAGCCAGCGCATCGTCTACCACGGCATAGTTCGTCGCCAGCCGCTGCAGCGCGGCCGAAGCGGACTCTCCCTTCTGCTGAAGGTTCACCAGTTCCGGCACCAGGTCGGTGGCCATGGTGTTCGCCAGCCCTTCAAAGTAGGCAGTAATATTGGCCTGCGTTTCCGCGTCGGTCTTTCCGATCGCGATGTTGATCGCGTCGGTTCGACGGGCGATGCTCGACGCGTCGACGCCAAGCGCTTCGGCGAAGGCCTTCGTGGACACCTTCATGACGCCATAGGCATCGGACAGCGCCTGGTCCATTTCTGGCGCCACGTCCACGCGATCGAAACCTGACTTGTCGCTCCGGAACCAGCCGCCCTTCTGCTTCCACTGCTGGATCACCTTGCCGTCGAAGCCGCCCTCGCCTAGGGTGCCGGTGAGATTGCTGCCCACGACTTCCTTTGGCTTATGGCCGAACATGCGATTCACAGCACCGCCAAGCAGGCCGCCCACGAGGGCGCCCAGCGCCGTACCGAGAACGGGCACGATTGAGCCGACAGCGGCGCCGATGGCGGTACCAGCGTTCACGGTTGAATTACCAGAACCACCAAGCGCGGAGAATCCATTGGAGATCGCTCGACCACCCATCACGCCGCCGACGACGCCACCAGCAATTCCAGCCGCCGCGCCCAGTCCTTGGGCGACTGGTGTGAGCGCCTGGCCACCGGCTGTCGCGAGGCCCTGTGATGCCAAAGGCGTATAGCCCATTGAACTCATGACACTTTGAGCGAAGCCAGCAACAGTGTCGCCCAAGGCAGCGAAGCCACCCTGCATCGCATCGTAGATACCTTTAACCGAGCTGATGGTGCTTCCAATACCGCCACTGCCGGCGCCGGCCGCGCCTGGCGCAGCGCCAAGGCCGAACTGGTTGAGCACACTCTGTCCGAGTCCATTCAACGTCCCTGAGACAGGCTGCAGCACGCCCTGGATCACCGGACGAAGCACCAGGGTGTTGAACATGTTTTTCAGCGTATCGACCAGGTTCTCGGCGAAGCCCTTTCCGCTCTCGAAACCACGCAGCAGCGCATCGGTCAGGGACGATTCGATCGTCTCGGCCATGCGCTTGCCCTCGTCGGCCAACTTCTTGACCGCCTCGATCTCCGCATCGTGGATGGTGGCCGCGGCCTGGGCATTGCGGAGGCTTTTCAGAGCGTCGATCCTTCGCTGGATGTCGGCAACGCCAGCATCCGACAAAACGAGCGACTGCTTCGCCGCCTCAAGCTCTGCGATCTGGACGTCAGTGATCGCCTCCGGCAGCATGCCGTAGGTGCGGATCTTCAGTTCCAGGGCTTCGGTCTGCTTGACGATTCCATCGATGTCGCGGTCAACCGCAGCAGTGGCTTCGTCCAGCAGCTTTTTCTCGTCTGCAGCAGCCTTCGCAGCCGCATCGTTCGCAGCCTTGATCGCCGGCTGCTTGGCAAGCAAGTCGGCCTGCGCTTTCGTCAGCTGGCCGACCGAGATCGCACCGTTCGCATACGCCTTGCTAAGCGCCTCCCATTCCTGGGAAAAGGTCCCGCTCAGACCTGACAGCTCGGCCAGCAGCTTAGCCTGCGCCTGCTGCTCCTGGTTCAGTTTCTTGGTCTCGGCCGCGATCTCGGCCGCGCTCTTGCCTACCACGGTTCCGTGGCGCACGATAGCGGCCATCTCCTCAACAGAGGCGTCACCGCTGGCGCCCCAGGCGGCTGCAATCGAGCTAGCCGTGTCCGACCAGCTCTTTCCGATGTCGGCTTGCCACTGGCGGCCGATCTCCGCTGCCATCTTGAAATCGCCCTGAATAAACGCGACCAGCTGGGCAGCCCCCGCGCCAAGGGTCTTCCCGACCGTCGAGAACACCTCGACGATACCAACGCCGACGGTGTAGAGCAGCTTGAGTCCCGATGCCAGGAACTGCGCGGTGTTCTTGAGGGTATCGCCCTGCGTTGCGGTTTTGAGAAACTGGCCGGCAAGGGTGCTCAGCGTCGGCAGCAACTCTGCGGCCACACCTCGAGCCACGCCCTGGGTGCCAAGCATCAGCAGGTCCAAGGTATCGTTGAAGGATCCCGCCTGCTCGACCGCTTCTTCGCTCAGCGACAGGCCGAGCTGGCGCGCCATCGCATCCATCTCGCGCAGGCCCTCGGAGCCGCCGTTGAGCAGCGGGAGCATGGCCGCCCCTGATTTTCCAAACACCTCTTGGGCGAGGGCCACCTTCTGGACGCCCTCCTCCATGCCGGCGAACTCATCCGCCAGCTCGTACAGCATGTCCTTATTACTCTTGAATGAACCGTCCAGATTTTTCGAGCTGATGCCGAGCTTCGCGAACGCGTCACCGTTGTCGACGATCTGCTTGGACAGCTTCGTCATCGCCCCTTCGAGGGCGCTCGCTTCCATGCCGCCCATCTGGAAGGCCAGCTCGAGGCCGGCCAGGTCTTCGACCGCAACGCCGATCCGTTGTGACAGGTCGCTCGCCGCGTCAGTAGCGTCGATCGCACCCTTGATCCAGCCTGTGAAAGCCGCGATCGACAACGAGGCCCCGACCGCACCAAGCACGCCGCCGATGACGCCACCCGCCTGCGATACCGTTTCCAAGGCGCCGGTCGCCTGCTCGCGGAACCGGCGGAACTCGGAGATTGCGCGATCCGCAACGGCTGTGATGATTACTCGAGATTCGCTCACTTCTTTCGTTCACTCCATCCTGACAAGGTCGCGCGCTCCATCGCTTGCACTTCCGAAAACAACTTGGGCCAGTCTTTGCGCTTGATCTTCCAAGCGTCACGCACTACCAGGACACTCTGGTAATTCAAGCCGACTGCGCCGCCTGGCCCGACGACCCACTGGGTCGAGACGGCCTGGAAGAAGTTCCAGGCCTTGACGCACTCCGGCCAGAGATAAAGGGGCTCTGCCCGCTGCCGCTCATAGACCGGCGCCAGGCCAAATGCCGCCGCGGCCTCGCTGACAGCCTCGTCGTCCAGCTCCTCCTGGTCTTCGTCGACGATCCACCCCAAGGCCGCGTAGCGCGCGACCTGCGCTAGTTTTTTGCTTCGGCGCTCGTCTCCTTGGCGAAGGCGTTGAAGCACACCAAGGCCATACCGGGGATATTCAGCAGCGCATCGAATGCCTCAGGACAGAAGTCGGCCGGCTGGCCGGTCTCCTCGTCGTTGACCAGGCGCTGGCCACTCCAATCGCTGGTGACCTCACGCAGCACGTCCTTCATGTCGAATTCACCGCTGCTGATGCGCTGCTTGAGATCGTCTGCTTGCAGACGCGAGCAGGTCAGCGTGAACTTGAACGGCACGGGCTGACCCTTGCCATCCTTGGTGGCGCCCTTGACGGTGACGAGGACGGTTGGGCTGATAACGGTGGTAAAGCGCTTGCTCATGATTTTTCCTGTGTTGATGCGGGCCACGAGGCCCGCGTGGTTATGCAAAGCTGGTGATGATGCGGATTTCGTCGTTGCCAGCGACGGGCGTGGCGCGCAGGTTGTAGCCAATCAGGCGCTCGCCGTTCAGCTCTTCCTTGGTCGGTTCCTTGAACTGGGCCGCCGGCAGGAACACAGCAACCTTGTCGTTCGGGACGGTGCCGTGGATCAGGCCGAGCGTCGACTTCGTGGCGCTCTTGACCATGCCCATGAACGACACCTCCTGGGCAGCGGTCTGTTTGAGCTTGACGGCGCCGGTGACCTCGCGATCGGTGATGGCGACTGACTTCCCGCCCAGGATCTTCTGGAAGGTCGCGGTGACGCCCAGGTCGATGGTCAGGCCCTGGCTCGGATACTCGAGGCCGCCAACAAAAGCTGGCGCGGTGGCAATACCGTGGGTGGCGCCTATCGTGATGTTTCCCGAGTTGTCGTCGGTGACGATCTGCGGCACGCGCCAGGCCGTCAGGGTCGTGGACGGAGCGTTCAGCGCGGCGATGCCGCCATCGACGCCGATGAGCTTGAAGCTGATCACTGGTTTTTCGCCGACAGTCAGGTTCAGCGATGCGGTGCCGCGCACGCCCAGGAGCTTGTGCAGCACGCCGTCGTCGAAGTAATAGATCGACGACGATTCAAAGCCGCCGGAGATCGGGACATAGTCGACGCGAACGCCAGCGGTGATGATCTCGGCAAAGCCGATCGAGCGCATCAGCGGCCCCCATGCCGGCGCCTTGCCCGCCGTGCCGGCGCCGACCAGCTCGATGTCAAATCCGCATTCGACATACGACGCGCCTGGCAGCTCTTCGGACGCGCCCAGGTATTCGCGAATGATGTCACGCCTGATCCACTCGGCGTTCAGCGCGTTGATCGAGACGTTGCTGATCACCAGCGCGTTGGCTGCACCTTCTGGGATCGAGTCGACGCCATACTCCTCTTCGAGCTTCGCGAGGATCGCGGTCTTGCGGATCAGGCGTTGGGTTTCCACAGCCATGTATTACTCCTGTTCTTTCGGTTCACGGACCGGCTCGAGCTTGCGAATCTCGCCGGTGCCAACATTGCGGACGTAGCTACCGCCCACCACAGGGTCTTGCTGCGGCACAGGCGCCAGTGCAGACGTCTGCACTTCGTCAGGCTTGAGCAAGTCCGGCGCACTGGCGCCGGCTTTGTTCACGTCTTTCATAACTTCAGGGTTCTCCCGTTGGTTTGGTGTTTCACTACGAAGCGCGCGCTGACGCACGCCACGCTGTTGTCCAGCTCCTCGAAGTCCCAAGCCAGGGTGTCGCCCGGCAGAGGCCCGATGTCCATCACGCCGTACCCAAGACCCGAGCCGCCATCGAGGTTGTCGAAGACCGCCTCGAGCACCTGGTCGGCGACCGTGCCGGGCACGTCTTCAGCGCCGTCGCGACCGTAGCACTCGATCTCCAACAGCGTGTCCCAGGTCGTACGGCCGCCCAGCTGCTTCACCTCCTGCGACAGCGAGCGACCGAGGCGGACCACGATGGCCCGGTTCTTGTCGTTGCCCAGCGGTCGCCGACGGTTGACGTAGACACGATCGACGACGATCGCCGGGGCTTCCTGCAGGCGCTGTGCGATCGCCTGCACGATTGCCATGTGCTGGGTCGTCATGCTTTCTCCAGGACGACCAGGCTCAGACCTGTCGGCAGGTAGCTGTCGGCCTGGCAATCGGCCACCTTCCAGGCTGCACCATTGACGGTGATGCGCATCTCGTCGAAGTCAGCCGGCACGAGGTCGTTGGCGATGACCATCTGCGGCGCCGAAGCGCCCATGCCCATTCCGACCATGCCGTTCCTGTACTCGGCGTCGAAGATGACGGGGATGTCACCCTCGACGCCAGGGATCTGCGCGATGGCATTCGACAGGCGCTCCATCGCGAGCCGGTTCAGCCGGGCTTCGAGCTGGTCGAACATCAGGCGTTGATCTTGACGCGGACGGTAGTCACGCCGGCGCCGGCCGGGGCCGCGGCGTAGCCAGCGACTGCGAGCGCGCCAGCGGTCTCGGTTAGACGCGAGTTGGCCGCGTCCCAATAGAGCAGTTCACCCTGCGCGACATCGTCGGCCGGCAGCTTCGGAACGGTCCAGACGCCGGTAACGGCGACCGAACCGGTACCGAAGGCAGGAATATCCGCCAGTGCGATACCGATGCGTTTGCCCAGGGCGACGACCGAACCCGACGCGACGGCGGCCGCGCCGGCGGTGTAGTCGAGCACGTCGCCCTCGCTCACGTAATTCTTTGCCATTGCTGGCTCCTTTTCGATTCAGGGGGCGCCGCAAGCGCGACGCCAGGGTTATGGGGAGGGCTTATGCAGCGCCTGGGGTCTTGGCCAGGGTGCGGAAGTCGAGGGCCTTCACGCCGGCATCCATGCGGACCTTGAATTCGACGCCATCGCGGGTCCAGCCGTCCTGCTGCTCCAGCGTCGGCGCCTGATTGCCGTCCAGGTACTGCACTTCGACCGTGTCGTGAACGTTCTGATCGGCGGCGCCGTACCAGGTGGTGGGTGCGCTGTCGAGGCGGGCATCGCTGATGACCTCGAACGTACCGCGCACCGAGTTCGGCACCGTGTTGTTCTTGGTGTTCGCACCGACTTCGAACTCGCTGTCTTTCACAACCTTCGCCGTGCCTTCCAGCGCGACCGGCACGAGCAGCTTCGCCAGGCGGATGTTCAGGGTGGTGTTGCCGTCAGTCTGGCGTGCCATCGCGACACGCATGGCATCGACGCCTGCGGTGGAGATTCCAGCAGCAGCCAGCAGGTTCTTGTGGTCTGGGTGGAACAGCTCTTTGCCGTCGGCCATCAGCGGGTTGCCAGTCAGGATTGCGTACACCAGATCACCGATCGTGCGGATCGCAGCACGCCCCATGCGACGCGGGATCTTCGTGAATGCGTCCAGGTCGTCGTTGATGATGGTCTGGCGGGTCAGCGAGAACATCTTGCCGTAGGTGGCCAGCTGCACGGTCTCGCCGCGTTCGCCCACGTTGGCATACTTGTACTCGCCACCGTCCTGGATCTTGTCCAACGACGGGAAGGTGTTCAGGTCCAGGCGCTTGCCGGGCTTGAAGTCGCCCAGGGTGCCGACCGAGGTCCACAGCTGGAAGGTCTCTTCCGCTTCCTCGTATCCCTTCATCATGGCCTTGTCGGCGACGTTGGCCAGCAGCAGCGGGAAGTCCGAACTGCTGTGGGTGAATGCGGCCGCGACCACGTCCATCTTGGACATGCCGCGTGCGTTCACGCCAGCGTGCGCCAAGCACTCGCGCGCCAGGTCCATCAGCGTCAGGCCGCGGTAGTTGTTCGCCTTGTCGTCCTTTGCCAGGTTGCTGCGCGCGAGGACCGAGGCCTGGGCGCCGGCGCGGAACTTGTCACGCTCGTCTTCTAAGGTGACGATGTAGCTGCCGGCGACCGGTGCCGCGCCCTTGCCGAGGTGGGCCAGCAACCTGGTATTGGCCTGCTCAAGAGTGCAGTCGTGGTCATCGGCACAGGCGGCCTGCAGCGCGGACACGCCTTCCATGTTGGCGAACGACGCGAACGCGGCGGCGATGCCTGCGCGACGGGTCTTGTCGGCCGCCAGCGCGGCCTGTGCTGCCGCCTTCACGGCGTCCTGGGTCGGGTCGATGCCCGCCGGGGTGTTGGCTCCTGCCATGGTGTTGCTCTCCTTCGATTGGGGTTGAGGCGCGGCAGTTGCCGCCGGGGTGATCGGCTGCGGGAACGATGCGTACCGCGCCTTGATGGAATCCTTCAGCTGGGCGCTCGCGGCGACCGGCAGGCCAGCGACCACGACGTCCACGAACTTGGTCGCCAAGGCTTGCTCGGCGGTGTACCAGTGATCCTTGCCGTCGGTGAGCAGAGCCAGCATCTCGGCCTTGTCGCCGCCAGTCTTCGACGCGTAGGTAGTCGACATCGCGTCGGCCCAACTGTCGAGCATGTCGGCGTACTCGCGCATGGCGGCGCTGTTGCCGGAGTTCCAGCCCCACGGGGCGTGGATCATGATCTGAGCGTTTTCCGCCATCTCGACGGTGTCGCCTGCCATGGCAATCAGGCTGGCGATCGAAGCGGCGATGCCGTCGACGACGGTGGTGACGGCAGCCTTGTGCCGCTTGAGCGCGTTGTGGATCGCGATGCCATCGGTCACCGAGCCACCGTAGCTGTTGATGCGCACGGTGAGCTGCTCGACGTCGAGGGCCATCACGTCGCGCACGAACGACGCTGCCGTGATGGTGTCGCCATACCAGCTCTCGCCGATGTCGCCATAGATGAGGATCTCCGCAGCGGCGGCCTGCACACCACCGGCAGCGGTTGCGCGCGCGTTGGGGCGGATGGTGTACCACTTCGGCGGCTGGTTCTGGTCTGCTGTAGCCATCGTCCGTTTTCCTTATCGAATGCTTCGTTTTGAAGTCATCAGTTTGTTGTTCCAGCAGTCCCATTTCTAGGGAGAAATGAGACAGTTTTTGATCGGCATGGACGAAAAAAAAGGCCACCTAGTGGTGGCCTCGGGTGAAGGACGAATCACTCGTCTTTGTCGTCATCCTTGGGGGGCGGCGCCGGCGGCGCCGACTTGTTCGTGTTGGCGAAGTCGGATGCGAATACGAGGCCGCGATCCTTGCACTCGTTCCTGTGCGCCGCGATCTGCTCCATCACATCGCGCGGGTTGGCGCCGCGCTTGCGCATGACCTCGGCCTCGCTGGCGAAGCCGTCCAGCACGAGCGAGTGCCAAGCCATCGCCTCCTTCAGCGGATCGATCCAGGGCATTGACTGGCCGACGAACAACGCGTCGTCCGCGGTCTCGGGATCCACGTCAGCTGGCATCGGCACCACTCCGGACAGGCGCGCCGCCAGCACGAAGTCATTCCAGGTCGGCTGGACGAACTGACCGACGAACTCGTCGCACAGCACCGCGTAGTGGATCCACTGCTCGACCAGCTCCTGACGCTGGGAGGAATAGGTGCCGCTGTAGTCGCGTGCGATGCTCGAGTAGCTGCCGCCCAGGCCGGCCGCGACCGCGCGCAGCTGCCCCTGGCGGAACGTGACCAAGTTCGGATTCGGGCGGTTGGAGTCGATCATGCCGATCTCTTCACCCACGCCCAGGTTGTCGATGATCATTCCGGGCGAGAAGTGCAGCTCCCGCGGCTGGCCGGCTGCAGCGCCGTCGCCCACCTCGGGGTAGTGTTCGGGCGAGCCTTTTTTGACGTATGCCGTCAGGGACGCGGCGACCTTGGCCGCGATGCGTTCGGATTCCTCGTAGTCCTTGATGTCCTCGAGGCGGCCGATGACGCTGGCGAACTCGGACACGCCGCGCATCTGGCCGATGCGGTCGATCGATGCGATGTGATGCATGCGGCCGGCCTCGATGCGCTTGAGCTCGTAACTACCCTTCGTCCAGGTATCACCGCCTGGGAAGCTCTTGTAGGCCCAGTATCCGGTGGGCTTGCCCCAGGTGTTGCGCTCGATTCCCTGCTGTATCCCGCTCGCCTGGTCGAAGTAGTCGAACGGGATCAGGTCGGGCTCGATCAGCTCAAGCGAGTATGGCACCTTGGTAGCGTGGTCCAGCAGCGGTACGGCGCCGATGAGACGCTGCGAGAAACACTCGCCATCGCGCAGCCAAGTCTTCGCCACCAGGCGCTGCACCTTGCTCCAGTGGTGCCGCTGAGTGACCTCAGGCGTTTGCGCCCAGTTGCGATATGCCGTGCGTAGGGCGGCCGCATACTCGGCATGGATCGAGCCGTCCCGACGCCGCGGCTGAGGCTCGATGCCGATGCCGCTTGGGCCGACGACGTTGTTCACTAGGGTGCGCAGCGCCCCGCGCGCGATGTCGTGGTTCGACTCGAGGTGGCGAGCCAGGCCGCGCAGGCCGACGGCGCCCATCTGCGAGCCAGCATTTGGCGATCCGTTAGCCTTGCGTCCCTTGCGCAGGCGCGACGGCTTGGCCGCTTCGTACTGGCTCAGGATGTTGCGTGCAGCTAGGCGGCGCACGCCAACGCTTGGGAAAAAGAAGGCGATCGCTTGGTCGAAGAAGTTGAGTTGGACCTTTGGGGCCGCTTTAATCATCAGCGGTCTCCGAAGCTAGCGACCGAGAATGACATGCCGCCAATCGAAGGGCGGCCACTGGCAACGCGCGCCTCTTGCGCGACACGTGCCTCCCACTCGCGGCGGCCTACCCGGATCTCCTGGAGATTTTCCATGCCCATCGAACGGCCTTGGAAGGTGATGGTCTTGCCGGCCAGGACGGCCATTTCGGCCTTCATGTATTCGGCCAATATGGTAGCTGCGGTAGTCATTGGAGATTCCTCAAAAATGAAGACCCACACTACGTACCTAACTGTCCCATTTCTACGGACAAATGAGACAAAATTTGAACGCGCTCGATGCCAGATGAAGGAACGTGTGCTTAGTTCTTGCGCATCAATCAACATGTTCGTATAGTTACGGACAGCTGGAAATTTTTACACGTCGCTTTTTATTATTTTTAACACCTATTAATTTTTCAGGTCAGACGCGCCTTGAAACATAGAATATCCAAATCGAAATATGGCTAACCTCCGAGTTTTTCTGTCGTCCACCTGCTATGACCTATCTGTTGTGCGAGGCCAGTTACGCCAATTCGTAGAATCGTTGGGGCATGAACCAGTTATGAGCGATTATAACGACGTTGTCTATGACCCTCGCTCGCATACTCACACAAGTTGTATTGATGAGGTAACTGGAGCAGATGCTGTAGTTGTCATCATTGGTTCAAGGTTCGGCGGACGCGTCGTTCCCCAAGCATTACAAAAAGTTGACTTAGAAGCATTAAAAGCAGTAAGCAAAAACCATGAAATTTTGAAAACAAAAGATAATATTTCGATTACTCAGCTAGAAGTCTTGAAAGCAATCGAGAGTTCAATTCCTCTATTTGTTTTCGTCGATGACAGAGTTATGCATGACCATGCGACCTATGAGAAGAACAAAACTAAGTCTATTGCTAGTGAAATTGAGTTTGACTCAATCGAAAAGCCAGAGACCGCACGTTACATATTCGAGTTCATCAATTTTCTACGACTACGGTCAACCAATAACGGGATTACAACTTTCTCTCGTCTTCAGGACATCGAAGATTCCCTAAGAAAACAGTGGTCAGGGCTGATTCAAAGACTGCTTTACGAGCAGCGTACTAGGGCAATTGACTCACGCAGGCTCGATTCCTTGGCAGATCAGTTCGAAGGACTAAAGACTGCAATTCTCACCGCACTCGGGGGCAGTAAAGATGAGAAAGCTGTTGCCAGAGGCGTTGTAAAATTCCGAAAGCTTATTGATTTTGTTAGTTCAATTCAAGGTGGCCGCGAGGCTCTGGTGGGAGCTCAGATAAATTGGAACCTATTGTTGCAGAATTTGGGGATTACCGATGTTGTGGATATCCTGTTCGACCCCAACATGCAACGACCTGGCCTTCGTCGTCCGGCATTCGTTCTGGTCAGCCAGTCTGGCACCCTATACGAGGTTGACCGCATGTTCGAACTGCCCGAATTGCAAACAGAATGGGAAGAGTTCATGCTATTGCGCGAGGAGTCGAGACGCGTCATAGTCGAAGCACTTGAAGAAATAGGACCGAGCGCATTCTCAAGAAAATACGTTAGGGCGTACAAAATGTCCATGGATGAATATCTCAGCACCAGATTCTTAAGCCTTGGCAATGCCGAAAAGCTCGAAAATCATGGTGTTATAGCAAAAAGTGATGTCAATGGGGAACCAACTTAAACTTCGCTAATTATCGAGCTGTGCCCCAGAAATTAAGGTTAGGGTGGCCTGTGTGCCTGAACTTGGCACTCGAATAATTATACAGTGCTCATTGTCCTTTAATAAACCTGTAGAACTGAGAACGGCTGATGTTGTACTCTAGCATTAGCTCCTTCCGATTTCTGCCGTTATACTTGGCCTTTATTTCTAGCGCCCGTGCCTCGGGGTCGACGTTGTGCTTTTTGACATAGACCTCCTGTCCGCCCCATTGGGTCCGCAACATGGCGTCAACCATTCGTTGCTTCTCAGGCGTGAATACTCCAAGCCCGAGCGTGGTGCCCACCAGGCTGACGAAGGCGCCAACAATGTCGTGTTCGTTCTGCATTAGCTAAATCCCCTACTGGACCAATCATCGGACGCGAATCGGTTGCCCGCGTTTCTGTTCTGTACCGGCGCCGGCGGCTTGGCCGGTGCTGGTAGTTTCTGTTGTTGCGCCTGCGGCGCCGGCCTCACCGGTTCGGGCGCCGCTGCAGCCGACTGGTTGAAAAGGTCCCCGATCGCTGGCTGGACTTCGGCCTCGAGGGCGTCCCACCACTTGGCCGGCTTCTTGGCCAGTTCCAGGTGCGTTTCGAGCCAGACCGCGTAGACCGTGCAGTCCCACGCTTCCACTCGCTTGCGCAACGCCGTCCAGCGCGATTCCTTTCCGCCGGCGGTAGCCCGCTCCACTCGTGCTTCCCCTGCCATCTGCGCAAAGTATTCATCCGTCGACTCCTTCGAAAAATGCATGTAGCCGGGCCCCGGCTTCGTTATCTGCAGGCGGCCGTAGATCAGGTCCTTGGCAAGGTTGGTACCGACCTGCCAGAGGAACAGGCCTCGCTTCTTCGTCTTGCCGCGCCAGTCGATGTCGACCTTCGAGACGCCATCCTTGATGTGCTTTTCCCGGCCCGAGCGGCCCTTCACGGCAAACACCTTCCGGCCCAGCGCACTCTGCGCGTGCACGAAGGCGTACACCGCCTGGGTGTGGTGGCCACCGGTGTCGATCGCGGCCGCGTAGATGCGCAGTTGCTGCCCGCTCGCATGCGCGAACTCGGTCTCGAACACGTACTCGGCAACGTCCTGCCACACCTGATCCTCGCTTGGGTTGCCGTACAAGATGCGGTGGTCGATCTTCCAGGTCTCGCAACCGCGGCCATATCCGCGTACCGTGACCTCGATTCGGTTGTCCTGAGTGTCGCAGCCGGCTAGCAGCCGTACGCACCCCATCGGCACGGTGCCGAGCTTGTACGGCTCTGCACGCTCCTTGAGCTGGTCGGCGTCGCTCTTCTCCTGCTCCAGCGCCCAGACCTCGCCCAGGGTCGTGTTGGTGAACGCCTTGAGCTTGGTGATGTCGCCGCGCTGGGCCGCCTCATAGGCCTCCAGGAACTCCTCGACCAGCCGCGACCAGGTCACGAGTGGGCTGTACGCCGTCCAGACGTGGAAGGCGATGTGCTCGAGCGCCGGGATCTCCTCGCCGGCCGCGTTGCGGAATACGCCGGCGGCGGCCACCGTGATGCTGCCGTCGTCGTTCTGCCAACGGCCCTGGTCGGCCACAGCCAGGTACTGCGCCTGGGTGATCAGGCAGTGGCAGTGCGGGCACAGGTGACGCACCGTTTCCGGATCCCCGTTCACCCACTTGAAGCCGTGCTGCTCGTCCTTCTTGCCCCAGGTAAGCGCGTGGAACTCACCACACTCCGGACAGGGGATCGCGTACTTCAGCCGCACGTCCGCCGCCCGGTAGCGGTCGTCGATGAGCGAGAAGCCCTGCAGCTTCGGCGTCGAGCCGGTAATGAGCTTCGGAAAGGTGGCGCCTTCCACGCGCTTTGCCGCCAGCACGTCAGGCGAACCTTCCTTCTCGATGTCGCGGTCGAAAGCATCCAGCTCGTCCAGCAGCGCGACGTCCACCGAGATCCGGCGATACGCGCGCGCAGCCGTCCCACCGCGCGTGTGAAGCAGGCAACCCAGGAACTTCTTCTGCGCGAGCGTGTTGTCCTTGTGCCTGGACACGTGCGCCGGCATCGCCTTGCGCATGACCTTCACGTCGCGCAGCATCGTGTCGAGCTCGGTCTTGACGAACTCGTCGCTGTCGCCGTCGGTTGGCTGCCAGAGTGCTTGGTTGCGCCGCTTGTGCTCGGCGAAGTAACCGACGGCCGCCAGCAGCATCTTCGTGTAGCCGACCCGCGCCGACTTCTTGAAGTCGATCGCGCGGATATCGTCGTTGCTGATGCAGGCCAGGATCGCGCGCTGGAAGGGCCAGGGCCGCCAGGCCTGTTCGACGTACGAAGATTCCGCCGACAGGTAGAAGTGCTCCGCTGCCCACTCCTCGAGCGTCATCGGCGGCGGCACGCCAAACGTACCGAGGCCGCGCGAGACGGTCTTGGCCAGCTCGGGCGACTGCCAGTTCAGCACCTCGTGCATGCTGCTCATGGCTCGAGCTCCTCGCCCTCGCCATCCTCATCCTCTTCGTCCGGCTCGCGCAGATCCTCAAGCGACATGCCAGCGACCACGTTGCGCACGCGCGCGATCTCGGCCGCGATGTTCTTGATCTCGTCGCCGGTCAGGCTGGGCACCCGGCGCTTCACGGCGCCAGGGATCGCTTCGAGGATGCCCGCGATCCGGCCGCCGGCCTTGGATAGAACCTCCTCAATCAGCGCGACGGGCGCCAGCTCGCCGCGCGTGACGGCGTTCTGCATCTCGATCTTTTCGCGCTGCGCCTTTGCCAGGCCTGCGCGCTCGGTCGCCAGATCGAGCTCGCCGTTGGCGGCGCGGCCGGCCGCCTGTTCGCGCAGGTGCGAGCAGTACGCCAGCAGCAGCTGCTCGGCATCCATGCCCTTGTCGAGGATGCCCCTGCCGACCAGGTTGCCGATGGCCTGCTGGCTGACACCGACAAGCGCACCGAATGCTGCCTGCGTCATCGGCATGGAAAGGTCAATGGTGGACAATACAACCCCCTTAGGACGGGTCTGTGACTAGAGAAAACTCGGGGTTCGAATTACCCTTGAGGGGCCCCCTTCCGGGAGTACCTTGGAAATTGCAGAAGGTCAGCGCTGCGTCGCCCGCGCCTCGGCCAGCGCGCGGGAGAACTCGCCGGCGAAGTGCTGTTCGATCGTCGACGTGGCCACGTAGCCGAAGTCGAATGTCTTCTGGTAAACGACGTTACGCACGAAGATCATCACCGCCCTGATCGCCGTGCCGCGCGCGAAGTGGACGCGCTGGTAGACCCCGAGCGGAAGGCGATCACCTGGGCGCCCAACGAAGTAGGAAACGCCCTGGCGCGTCCTGCTCCCGCGCTGCAGCGCCTCCCGCCGCTTGTCGCTCATGTTCGCCTTATACCCAGCTTCCGGGAACGCCCTGAGGTACGCAAGGATCTGTACGATCTGGCCGCGGTTCATGTTGCCGTAGGCGTCCAGCTCTGCACCTTCGCCGGGGACGACACGATAGCCAGGCGGCAGCGCGCCGATCGACTCCAGCGCGCGCTCGAAGCGCTTCTGTCCGCGAGTGCCACCTTTGATCTGCGCCTCAAGGTATTTCGCTGCCGGCGTGCTGCTCTTGCTTGCGAAGTCCTTGAGCTTGACCTCGGCGGTCAGGTTCGATGCTGTTGCTGGCCGCACGAAAAGGCCCGACATCGTGAACGGCGTGGGCCGGTCGAAGCTGTCCCGCATTTCATGCTGCTCTGCGCCCTCGACTCTCTTGGCCGTCCGGGTCAGGGCTACACGCGTGGCGAACTTCACCTGCTTTTCCTCCACCAGGATTCCGGCGGTGAGCTGCCTGATCGCATCGCGCACGTCGACTGCCATCGTTCTTCCTTCGTGTAGACGTCTGCACAAGACCCGGCAGTCGCTGGCAAACGTCATCCACAACCTGCGGCGATTCGGCGTCCACCGTTCGGTTGAGGTTTGGGATTGGAGCCACTATCATGGGCTCTGACGGTCTGCCAAGTGGCGGCGCTGTCCTGCTGAAAACAAAAAAGCCCGCGACCTTTCGGGGCGGGCTTTGCTCGTGTGTTAGACGCAATATCGGCATCTAGCACGCGTATCCTAATGGAAATATCGTCTCGTGGCAATATTCCGTTGCATTGCCGTGGACAGCGTGCGCTCGGCCTCCTCTAAAGCGTGCTCATAGGAGTGCTCGGGGAATCGCCACACCGTTGCGATTCCGAATGCCTTGCGCACCGCCCACCACTGGATGCGCGGCAGGTTGTCGATCATGATCTCGACCGCCGAGCCACATGCCATGAATTCCTTCACATCCTGTGGATTCGCCCACCCATTCGAGTGCTGCTGATCAGCCAGCGTCATCCAGCGCGCCCAGGTCTTCATCACCTTCCGAAACGGGCTGTCCCGCTCGAGATCCGCGCCGCCTACGCCGTGGCCGGCTAATACCATCTCACCCGCGCCCTCCGCAGCCGCGGCCACTTCGATCCATTCGTTCGCCTCGTGTTGCATCTGCACCCCTTCCATGTCCTGCCCCTTTGCTGTTCTCACATTCATCGTCACTGCGCTGCCCGATCCTTGCCGCGTTACTCCCTGCCTGTCCTTCAACATCGGCCTGCCCAATATCCGAACTGCCCGTATCCACTGGTCGACCTGCTTTCGATCCGTCCAACCGCTGAAGGGTTGGCGAAAAGGTTGGACGGCTGGAACCCGCATGGATGCTGTGTTTGCCAACCTCCTAACCTACCTAACCTCTTTCTAAGTTTTGCGAAAAGGGGCAAGAGCCACATCGACCCGTCGCGCACGTATACGCGGGTGTGCGCGGGGGCGCGTGTGGTTTGGCGAGGTTGGGAGGTTGGGAAACGCACTATCCATGCGGGTTTCAGCCGTCTAACCTCAAAAACGTGAGGTTGGACGGATGTCCGACCCTGGGCGAAAATCGCTGCCCTGATCAGTGACGACGGCCGCACCTTTTCCGCCTGCGCACGAGGCGCCCGCGATCCCTGGTGAGTCGCCGCCACGTGCGTGGCTGCGTGTTTAGCCTGGCAGGCCATTGCCTACCTCCGCTGCTGACGGAGCTGCCTTCGGACGCTCGTAGAAGTACTCACGCGCGCCCTCCGTGCTCCGCTCCTTGATCCACCCCAGCTTGCGCATGATCGCGCCGATACGCATCGTCTCCGCCCGCGCTGGCCCCATCTTCGACAGCTCGAAGTGCAGCGCCCTGGTCAGCAGCTCGCGCGCGGTGATGCGCATGACCTTGCCGGCCATCGTTGGCTTGCCTTCGCTGTCCATCCCTTCCAGGTATTCGTACACGCGGCCATGCCATGGGTCCGGGATCTCGCGGCTTTCCTGCATCGGACTGATCAGGCGTTGCTGCTGCTCGTAGGTCGGCCACCACTGGACGCCCGCATTCATCAACGCGATCGCTTCGCCGAACAGCTGGTCGCGATCGGTAATGAGCGCGTCGATATCCAGGCGCCCCGTCTCGACCGGCCAGAAGCGCCGGTTCCCGGTCGAGTCCTTGAAGTAGGCGTCCTCGTTCGTCGTCGCGGCGAAGGCGCACCGGCGCGGCATGTTCTTCATGCGGCGGCCGTACGGTTCGCGGAAGCGGTCGACGGTGCTGGACATGAAGGCCTTGATGGCCGTGACCTCGGAGCGGTTGAACTGCTCGAGCTCGGCGACCTCGTACAGCAGTACTCCCTGGATCGACAGGTAGCCGTCCTTCTCCCCCATCCGGAAAGGCGTGTCCGCGAACCAATCGCCGCCCAGGACCTTGAGCGCGGTCGACTTGCCGCGACCCTGGCCGCCTTCGAACACTGGCGCGTGGTCGTTCTTCACGCCCGGCCGATAGCCGCGGACCACGATCCCGATGAAGAACATCGTGGCCACAAGCCGCAGGTACTCCGAATCGGCGGCGCCCCAGTACCTGGTGAAGGCCGTCGCTACCCGCGACTGCCCGTCCCACATGGATGCGCAACGGTCGAAGTAGTCCACCACCGGATTGAACGAATGCTCGCGGGCGGCCTGGGCGACGCCGCGCTCGATGTCGCCGATTGATGCCAGGACGAGGCTGTGATGCTCGGCCATGTACATGCCCAGGCGGAAGTCATCGGACTCGGTCCACTCGCCTGGCTCGCTCGGCCATGGCGTCGGGCGGCGCTTCATCTGCAGGCCGGAGAACATGTCCAGGCCAGCCAGGCCGATCAGGCGCGGGTCGTTCTCCATCACCATGTAGACGTTTTCGCGGCAGCCCTTCACGCCGCCGTTCGCGGTCTGGATCAGCATCTGCCGAAGCTGCTTCTTCGGCACGCCTGCGCCAGCCGGCAGTGGGGTGGAAGTGCCAGTCGGCGCCGCCTCGAGCTGCTCGGCGATCCATGCGGGCACGTCGTCAACAGACGTGGCCGGCACCAGGCCATCGTCGTCAGCATCGTCTCCCTGCTCGACGCGCAGCCTGGTGAGCCACGCCACGACATCCTCCTCGGTGGCGCCGCCATCGATCAGGTCGGCAATGTCCCAACCATCGGGCACTTTGCCGGGCGCAGGAATATCGACGAAGAACACGTTGCAACCCTGCTCCTGCAGGATGGCGGCAACCTGCACCATGGCTACCATCCCAGGCTGCTCGCTCTCGGGCATGATCCGGCCAGCGTACTCGTGCCCTTCCTTGTAGATCTTGGCGTCGGCATCGGCCCACAGAATCGCATCCCGGTCGCGGATCGCGGACCAGTCCGACTTCTTGACGGCCTTGCCGCCACCCGACCAGGTCAGCACCTCGAAGTTATCGTGCAGCGCTGGCAGTGCATCAGCCTTATCGACGCACTTCTCGCCCTCGACCACCAGCACTGGCAGGTCGGGACGGTGCGGACCACGCAGATACAGCGGCCTCGGCTCAGGGAACGCCATCCACCGCCATTCCTTGCGGCCGGACTCCGGGTTGCGCGCATAGACGCAGGGCAGCACTTCCTTGCCCCCATCGGAACGCAGGAACCGATAGATCACGCCGAGCAGCTGGCCGTCGACGTCACGGTATTCCCACGATGCATCAGGCCGGCCGCGGACCACGTGCGCCTTCGGCGGTGGTCCGGCGTCCTGCGGGACCGGCAGCAGCGGCTCCCACGGCGTCCGCGATTTTTTCTCGGCAGGTGCTCCTACCCCTTTGCCCGCTTGCGCAGGCGTGCGATTAGGGGACTGTTTCGGCTTCAAGACAATCGGTGCGCTGCCGCTACCACTCGGTTTATCGCGCGGGGTCAGCGCAATTCCAAGGCGCTCGGCCAGGGCCGCGCAGGCGCGGCCGGGAGAAAGGCTATTGACGAAGGCGTAGAGCGAGATCAGATCACCGCCGGCTTCGCCGTCGGAGAAATCGGACCAAACCCCTGCCTTGTCGCCGGTGAGACGAATGCGCAGCGACTGGCCCGGCTCGCCGTCGCGCGAACCGATGCAGAACTCGTGGCCTTCGCGTACGCCGTTCGGGAACCATTCCGCGAGGAGTGTTTCAATTTGGTTGAGCGCTGCGCGCCCAACAGCAACAAAGTCCTGGCCAGTCACGCAGTCGCCTTATCGATGTGGTCGACCAGGATATTCGCCATGCGCGAGGGTATGTCACGGTATCCGAGCGATCCCGGCCGCATCGAGACCAGGCGTGGTCGGTTCTGGAGGGACAACGGCCGCATCGGCGGCGCGTAGCGGCAAGGGGTCATTGCCCCAACCTCGGCCTCAGGCGCCGGCACTGGCTCGACAAGCTGCCGGCCCCAAACCGTCAGCAGCACTGTCTCGTTGTTCCTGATCACGAGGCCCTGGCGCTCCAGCAGGCCGATGACGGCCTCGTCGAATTCCCCGCGCGTACGCGGATAAGCTATAGCGCGGAGCAGCGCCGTTGGCGTCGATGTCCCGCCACACTGCACCAGGCGTAGCAGTACCGAATGTGCGCGGCTTCCCGCGCGCGGCAGCCGATGCAGGGTCATTCCGCCTCCCTACCGCCCTGCGGTGCATAGATGCGCAAGGTGAGCGCCAGGAGCTCGGCAACGACCTTGTGCAGCTCGGCGGCGTCGTGCTCGAGGATGGCCTGCTCACGACGGTCAATCAGGTCGTCCGCGGTCGCGGCGGCGAAGTCCTTGGAGAAGTCTCCCAGCCGTGCGTAGAGCGTCTGGAATTTGGACATCAGCAGCTCGTTGCCTTCGTCCAGGTCGTCGGGTAACTTGAGGAAGGTGCCACCGCTCGCAGTCGCGACTGCCTCGGCAAAGTGCGTGGTCTGCGAAAACGCCTGGATCTGGAGTGCGGTTTCGACCGTCACGCCTTGCCCCTTGCGCTCGTATACGCGGTTTTCGAGCGCGTCACGGCTCATGCCGAGTGCGCCCGCCATCGCATCCCAGCCACCAGGGAATGCCTTAATCATCGACAGGTAAGATTGCCTCAGGTTCACAACTGCCTCTCTTTCACTGTGGTTGCCGCTATCTCTGCGCCAACCTATTCTTGCAACATGGATACTTTTCACCACTTTTGTTTCCGCATGGAAACAGCATGGGCGTGACTCATCTACGATGTCGTGCGGACCCCAGTTAAATTTGTTTAAGACGGGTGCTCGTCAGAACCAACGAGGGTGAGCGATTGCGAATCTGTAAGCGACTCATCATTAGCCAACTCGACAGCGGAGACTTGGGCCGCGCGCATGAAAGCTAGTTCTGGCCAAATGCTTTCCCAGTCATCAGGACGAAGCTCAGGCCGCGTAACTTCCCCATCAGTAGCGCGTTCGATCGCGACGCAGCGCTCTGGAGGAATAGGACGCTTGGCATTTGCCCATTGATTAATCAGCACTGGCGTAATGCCGAGCTTCGTCGCTAGCTCGCGCTGGGTGGCCCGGGTTTTGACGTAGTCGAGTAGTTTCATGGGACACGACTATAGCAATTTGCTTTTGATCGCGCAATAGCAATTTGCGCATTCCATACATAAGCGTTTTGCTTTTAAATTGATGCATGACAACCATAAAAGAACTACGCATCGAAAACCTGCGCGCCCTGGTCGCAGAGTTCAAGACGGCAGATGCTGTTGCGCAGCGGGCACAGACCGCGCCTATGTATCTCAGCCAGATCCTGAACGGGGCCAAGTCTTCGACAGGTAATGCGCGTGGAATTGGCGACAAGCTGGCACGCAAGCTGGAGGAAGGCTGCGGCAAGGAACTTGGCTGGATGGACCGACCGCACCGCCCCGTCGCTGCGCAGTTCGATGAGAATGTCGTCCCTGCGACAGTTGGACTCCGCCCGGTACCCGTGATCTCGTCTGTGCAAGCTGGTGCGTTAAGGGATATGGAAAGTCCATATCCGCCGGGTGCAGGCTATGCGTACGAGTACACGGATCAAGACTTGTCAGATTGGGCGTTTGCGCTCGACGTCGAAGGTCTCTCTATGCTGCCCGACTTCCGACCAGGCGATCGAATCATTGTCGACCCAGAGATGGCGCCGAACCCTGGAGACTTCGTTGTGGCACGCAACGGCAGTGCACAGGCCACCTTCAAGAAGTATCGTCCCCGCGGAATTGATACGGCCGGCAATGAGATTTTCGAGCTTGTGCCCCTCAACGACGACTACCCGACGCTTCGCAGCGACACCGAGTTTTTGTCGGTCATTGGCGTGGTTACTGAGCATCGGAAAAAGTTAAGAAGGCAGTAAAAGCTAATGGAGCACATGACGGAAGAAGTACCTAAAATCGCTGGCCCAGGGCATTACCGGATTAACGTGGCCGGCGAGAGTTTCTATCGCGACAGTCTCACTCAGATCTGCGGCCCGCGCTGTGAGGATGGTGTAAACATTGAGACCCGTGCGGAATTGGTTCTACAGGACGATAATCCACACGACAAGTTTGCAGTTCAGGTTTGGATCAGCGGTCATCAAGTGGGGCATCTCCCCCGCGAGTCAGCACGCGCTTTTCGCCGTATTGTTCGTTACGGGAAGCTGAGTCTCCACGAGAGATTTGAATGCGCTGCATTCATCAGGGGTGGATGGGATCGCGGCCCTGGTGATTACGGCGACTACGGTGTACGGTTGGATTTACCTCAAGACGACGACTAGCCGCGCACCAAGCAAGCCTACCCCCACCCTCATAGCCCGCCCCTGCGGGCTTTTTTGCGCTTGTTGCCTTGGAAGATCCCTTGGTGCGCGTTCTAACATCCCGATTAAAAGCAAATTGCTCTTGTACTGCTAAAAGCAAATTGCTATAGTTGCGCTCGTAGTGTCATCCACTGAGGGCAACATGAGCTTATTCCGCGTCACCGTCGCAACCGAAACCGGGCCGTTCACCTTCTTCGTCGTCTCTTCGTCGAGCTACGAAGCGTGGTTGGAGGCTGCAAATCGCTTCGAACAGCCACGTCCGATCTCGGTGGTGCTCGCATGATCGCCGCCACTGCACCACGCGCGGCCGTCGGGACTGGAGAGCTCAGCCAGGCTTTGCATGAGGCGAACGATCGAGACGCGCTGAATCACTTCTGCAGTGCACACGTCTGCACTCCGGCTGATGTGTCCGAGGACGGGGCGCATATGCACCTGCCCAGCGTTCTGCAGCTGATGCGCTCCCGCGGCTATCAAGTCTCCGAACCAGCCCGATCCCCACACCAGCCAAAACGTGACCTCATCGCGTGGATCGTTCGCATCCAGATCAAACACGTCCGTTTCGATCTCGCCTTCTACACCCCAGTCGCCACAAAAGCTGGCACCGCCAACAAAACCCGACCTTCCAGAATGGAGCATGCATGAACCTTCCGCCCCCACTGTCAGCACACGAAGTAGCCACTGCCGAGGCCCAGGCAGAACACGCGATCACCGACGGCTACTACGGTCAGTTTGAGCTGAACAAAATGCGGCCCTCGCCGGACAACCGCAAGCGCTTCAACGAGCAGGCGCTGCAGGAGCTGGCAGCCAGCATCAAGACCATGGGCGTCGCCCAGGCAATTCTGATCCGCCCGGTCACCCCGACTGCAGAGTCACCAGAACCGTTCGAGATCGTTGCGGGGGAGCGGCGGTTCCGTGCCTCGAAGATCGCCGGCAAGGCCACGATTCCAGCACTGTGCCGGCAGCTCAGTGACCTGGACGCCGCGAAGATTCGTATCCTCGAGAACCTGCAGCGCGAGGATCCACACCCGATGGAAGAAGCCGAGGGCTACCAGCTGCTGATGCTGCAACACGGCTTCACGGCGGACCAGCTGGTCGATGAGGTGAAGAAAAGCCGGTCGTACATCTACGGCCGATTGAAACTGTGCGCCCTCGGCCTCGAGGTCCGCGAGCTCTTCCTGGACAACAAGCTGCCGGCGTCGACCGCGCTGCTGATCGCGCGCATTCCGACCTCGGCGCTACAGGCCAAGGCCGCAAAGGAAATACTCAATCCACAATACGGTACCGAGCCGATGTCGTACCGCCAAGCCGCGAACTGGGTCCAGCAACGCTACATGCTGGATCTGGGCGAAGCAGTTTTCTCGCTGACGGACGCAAAATTGCTGGCCGCGGCCGGCGCCTGTACGAAGTGCCCGAAGCGCGCCGGCAACCAGCCGGAGGTTTTCGAAGGAGTCAGTGCAGACGTATGCACCGACCCCGACTGCTTCGCCGAGAAGAAGGCGGCGCACCACAACGCGCTGATCACCACTGCCAACAAGAAGGGTATCCCGGTGCACGAGGCCGCCGACTACCACGCGATGCACAGTAGCGCGTGGAGCCGCGACTCGGAACTGGTGCACCCTGATGTCCACCTGAGCTACTTTCAGCGAAATGCCCCGACCACCGGAAATGCCGGCTATCTCCGCGACCATTTGAACGAGGAGACGCTTCCTCAAGTTGCTGCTTATGGAAAGACTGGGAACGGAGACCTCAAGCCATTCTATCGACGCGTCGACGTACAGCAGACGCTCGAGGCAGCAGGTGTTTGCGAGACGGTCGAGGCTCACGCCGAACGCATGCGCATCCTTGCAGAAAACCCCGAGCTGGCACCGCCCAAGACGGCCGCACAGATCAAGCGCGAAACGGAGGAAGCGGAAAACCAAGCCCGGCGGGCCGAGGCAAAAACGGAAAGTGCATTCCGCGTCCAGCTCTACAAGCAGCTGCGTCAACGGGCGAGCACCTCGGGCCTGAGCCTGCCTTCGTTGCGCGAATATGTACACGCAGTGCATGACGAGCACGGCCTGGATTCGTCCACACACGACCTCTACGACTTCGATGTGCGGACAGACCTGGACGACTTCATCAATCGTGCAGACGCTAACGCTCTGCAGCTGCTCTTGCTCGACCTGATGCTTGGTAGCCGCCTTGATGCCACCTGGTGGTACGGCGACGAGGACGACAACGAGTTCGGGCCGATCCTCGCGATGGCACGGCATGAAGGCATCGATATCGAAGCGGCGCGTGGCGAGATCTTCTCGCCGATCGCAGCCCCTGCTGTTCGCCATCGCAACCCCAACGATGCGACGCAGACATGGACTGGCCGCGGCCGCCAGCCGAAGTGGGTCAGCGATTGGATTGAAAGTGGCAAGCGGCTCGAGCAGCTGGAAACCAACCCGGCTATCGCAGCTGGACAGGACGAGGCGGCGCCGGCGGTGGCTGACCAGGCCAACGCCGTCGACCAGCATCAGGATGAGACGACGGCAGCTGTAGACCACGTGGCCAACGTCGCCCATCAGGTGCAGGACAAAGCGACGCAGACAACTGCAGCCTTCGCTGACGGTAGCGACCAGCCACAGGACGAGGCACCGCTGGCAGCCGTGGACCTGATCCACGACACCAACCAGCTTCAAGATCAGCCGGTCGCCGCTGAGCACGCCGATGGTGAGCAGTTGGCCGAACAGATGATCGAGGTGATGTCCACAGCACCTTCGCCAGCAGCGCCCGAGAAGAAGGCCTCGAAGAAGGCCGCCCCGGCCAAAGCCACCGGGAAGGCGAAGCCGCCTGCCGCAGCTACGAAGACGGCGCCTAAGCCTGCCCCGAAGAAGACAGCTGCAAGCAAGACGGCGTCGAGCAAGACGGCCGAGGCGGCGTAATGAGCTTGAGCCAAGCATCCATCAGCGCAATCGTCGCGGCCCTGCTCCACGAGCGGACGGCGCTCGTCGATGACTTGGTGTTTTGGGGCGCGCATTGGCGCCGCCCCGGCAAGGCGACGTTCTACGAACAGGTCCGCACTGCCCTGCAGGCCAATACCGCTGCACTGACCGAGCTGGCCGACAGCATGGCGCCGTGGCTCAAGCAGCACCCGACCTACCCATTCAAAATCCTACTCGAGGAACCTGTATGAAGACGATCACGAAGATGCTCCGCGCGATCGCGGCCTTCTCCACCGCCATGTCGCCGAAAGCGGCCGACGCAGCGCAGCCGCCAGCCGCAGCGAACGAGGCGCGGCCGGGCCACTGCGGCAACATCATGACCCTCCTGGCGCACCTGTGCGACCTTGACCACGACCTCCGGCTCTGGGTCCTGCGCTGGCTGGCTTACCCGCTGCGCAATCCGGGTGCCAAGATGTCCACCGCGCTTGTTTTCAATGGTAGTGAGGGCTCCGGCAAATCCCTGTTCCTGAACTTCGTGGTGGCCGAGCTGTACGGCACAGCAGCCGCAAAGATCCGGCCGCGCGGATTGCACAGCAGGTTCGACGGATGGGTCGACGGCGTGAGCCTGGCATTGATCGACGGAGAATTCGCGCGGCCGCACCTCGCACGGATTAAGGAAGCAATGACGGCCGGATCCTTCGTCGTCGAGCGCGAAGGACATGCACCGAACGAGGTACCGAACCGGCTCAACTTCATCTACGTCACCAGCAGCCCGGACTTTCTGCCGGCCGATGTCGGCAACCGCAGGTTCCTGGTCATCGAGGTGCCGCCGGCGCGCCAGCGCGCTTTCTATCAGGCGGTCGTGCACGAGATTGCCGAGGGCGGCGTCGACGCGTTTCGCGACTACCTGATGCACGGCCTCGACATGGGAGCGTTCAACGAGGACACCCCTCCCCCGAGAGGAATGCCAATCCTCGAAAGGGAGGCAGCGTGAGCATGCTTGCAAGCGATTACGTTGGGCCAGCACCAGGCGGCAATGTGGTTTATGTGATTGTCGGCGATCGCGCGAAGTTCGACCAGATTGCTCGACCGATGACCGATCACTCCACAGGTTCTGCGGGCATGAGGGTGCTGTCAAAGACCATCGGAAACCAAAGCGTCTCCAGCGAAGACGGCCTGGTCATTTTCCAGCACTGGCTCGACGGCTCGGACAGCAAACGGGAGGCGGCATGACCGGCCCCGTACAAGGCACGCAGAAGGAGCCCAACGACCCGACTGCCTACAAGCATCACCTGCTGCTGCTCAAATCTATGCACTGCGCTCGTCCCGTGGTGCATGAAGGACTGAACCAGTTCATCAGCTGCCTGACCGCCAACCGCGACGGCGGCCGCATCTCGATGACCGTCTACCTGGCCGGCAAGGTTGGAGGCTTCGACAGCAAGGAAATTCAGATAAAGACGTATGTCCACGTGCAACCACCACCACTCGATTCTTCGGTGGAAGGAAATTAACAGATGAGTGCTACCTTTCTATCCAGAGACGATGTGCGACTGCTCACTGGTCGCGCACAGCGAAACCCGCAAATTGAAGCGCTTCGGCGAATGGGGGTTCCTTTTTTTGTAAATGCAACTGGATGGGCTGTAGTGGCTCGCACTGCGGTGGAGGGACGCACACCAGCCCCCGCTGCTGCAGAGCCGAAAAAGCCATGGGTTCCTCGAGTACTGAGTGCAGCGTGACATGGGCAGGACGCCGACCAAAAATTTCAATCTCCCTTCGGGCATGCGTGCGCGTCACCGGCCATCGGGAACGTACTACTATGTCGAGGTGATCGAGGGCGGCAAGCGGCGCGAAAAGCCTGTCGGCCAGGACTATACCGAGGCGGTGCGCCAATGGGCTGAGCTAAACAGCAACCCGTCCGCAGGGAAGACCATCACGTTCCGCCGCGCAGCCGAACGCTACATCAAGGACGTGCTCCCGTCGAAGGCGCTCCGCACGCAGGAGGATAACCTCGATGAGCTAGAGGTGCTTTACAAGTTTTTCGATGACCCTCCTACTGCCCTGGACGACATCGAGCCAATCCATATTCGACAGTTCCTTGACTGGCGCGTTCAGTGGACCGTCGAGAGAAAGAAAGCCGAGAACATTAAGCGCATCTCTGACGGTAAGGAACCGCTACCCGTACCGCCCAACGCTGGCCATGTCCGAGCAAATCGCGAAAAGGCTTTGTTCTCGCACATATGGAATCATGCTCGTGAGAAGGGCCTTACCAAGCTCCCGAACCCTTGTGCTGGCATCAAAGGGCACCGGGAGGCCGGGCGTGATGTATACATTGAGGATCACGTCTATAACGCAGTGCGGTCAGCGGCAGTCGATTGGCTGCAAGATCTGCTCGACCTCGCGTATCTGGTTGGCCAGCGGCCAGCTGATTCGCTGAAGGTCAGCCGGGCTGATGTGAAAGAAGGCGCAGTGTGGGTACAGCAGAACAAGACGGGCGCGAAACTGCGAGTGGCAATCGAGGGGCAACTCGAGACGGTGATCAACCGGATCTTGGCACGAAATGCCGCCGAGAAGGTAACCAGCCTCAGGCTGATTCCAAAGAGCTATAACCAGTTTCGCGGGGCCTTTGATAAAGCCCGCACACTAGCTGCGGAGCAGCATCCGGATCTAGCGACCGAGATCCACCAATTCCAGTTTCGCGACCTACGTGCAAAGGCCGGCACTGACAAGGAAGAGCAACAGGGCATGGAAGCGGCCCAAAGCCAACTGGGTCACGCATCCGCCACGATGACCAGGCAATACGTTCGTCATCGGAAAGGAAAACTAGTCACACCAACAAAGTAAAATTCAATTGACTATAAAATTATTTACTCAGGATTCTCTATGTGAAAATCAATAACTGGGCGCAGTTCAGGGAATGCGTGATAAATTAGTGATAGAGCAGCAGCCCACCTAGTCGCTTTGACAGCCAGTGTCGCGCCTTCGTAAACCCCGGTTTCAACTGCAACGATCCGCGCCCGGCGATACCCCCAATATTTTGGCGGTATTCTAGTATCGCCAACAAGCCATACACTGCACCCACTAATCCCTCGAAGCCCACCTGGCATGTCAACCCAATGACCTGCGCGAGTGCGCATCGTAGCCTGACGCCCGACATGATCGAGTAGGATCTCGGATTTCCCTACCAGAAGGATATGTGTCTCTTTATCGTACCCACTTAGTCCTGCAGTCGACCCAACATAAGACCAAACTCCATACATTAAAGGCTTCAACTTCAATTGTGAAGATCGGCTAGATGAGCTTTCCGACCAAACATTCGGGAAGCCACACATAACGTAATAGCCGTTGGAAAAATCGGGACTAACGTCAACATCATCTAGACGAACATACTTAGCTCCGCTTAGACACTCCTGCTCATATTTTGTTAATGAATAGATAGCGAGGTCATACTTATCACCATGAGTTTTCTCACCATCTGAGGAGCTAATTATCCAGTTTCCGCTTAGAGCTACTATCCCCCCCTGATTAATTGTCGCAAGCCCAGGAGTGCCGTCCATTTTTCCCGCGAGCGCCGCAACATGACCAGCAGTTATCAAAAGGCGGGCATCCGCTATTGCGAGTAACGTACCGGTCCCAATCTGCCCTACCGTTTGACCTTGCGTACACAAAATGGCAACTGTGGAAGAGCTTACGATCTCCGGAACGGACTCATCAATATCCTTTACAACTTTAGCAAGAACTGTAGGATCCATCATCATAAGCCACCCGCGATCGTCAGTAAAATCGCATACTTATGCGATAATTAATTCTGCAAATATGCCGTATCCATCTCACTTTTGCTAGACTTTCAAGAATTCTCCAGGCGTTTTCCGGAACGAGAAGCTGCGCCTCGAGATCGAAATTAGTGCGCAGCTTCTGGAGTCGAAGAAGTCCATGACGCATGTACAGGAGCGATGGCAGACGCGTCGAATCTATCCGCTGCCGATGACAGCGCCTTGTCATATAGTTTAAAAAAATGCGTGCATTCGTTCGCTTATTCGGTGGATGCGCGCGATGAAATCTCGGCTCATTACTCCTATCATGAGTAGACCACCAAAAGCCGCGGCGATCGCATATGGAATTTCTTCGCCGCGCACTGCCATAATGTGAAAAGTAGTCGGTGCTGGTGACAATATCATAGAGCCAACAAGGATGAGCAATCCCAAGATGCTCAACACTGGGGGCCATAGCGAAGTCCCTGCTTGCGTTTCGATCACACGTACACCTGCAATCCGCGCAAATGGTTTGAATTTTGGTTTTCCATTACCCACGAAAATGCGCACGACGACGACGTCCCCAGGATTTAAGAGGTGAGGAGAAAGAACAGCCGTTGATGCTTTGATCTCAGCACTTACCGGGATCCCATTTGGCTGTGTTTCGACTACCGAAGTCTCGAGAATCTCCGTATTCTTTTCAAATTCTAGTGTAATCGGAGCCTCGAAATCAGCACTCTGGATTGCGGCATTACCTGGGTTGCTAATCCGCGCCATAATAATCGAAGGGTTAGCCAACGATCTCCCTTTATACGTGACTTCAAGCCCTTCAATTCCTTGAGAGCCGATTCTAGCAAGTGGCATCCAAGCCACATTCTCTACGCGCAACCTCTTCCTCTGTTTTTGAGCGAGGTATATCAGTATCGAAACAATAATCGCAGTTAGAGCGAGAATTGCACCTATGAACGTCCAGATTGTATCCCTCAACGACTCACCCATATTTCACTATAATTTAATCGAAGCGCTGGCCTTTAGCTGATAGCGGAAGTAAGAGTAGCTCAGCCACCCCTGTGCTACCTCTAAAAATTTACTGCTTTTTAGATACTTTCAGGAAACTCCTTATGGGAGCGGTGTAGCGCTTACCAGTTGGTACTGAATGCCATTATTGCCGGCGGCAAGGATCTTCAACTGGATCTGCTTGAACCGAATATCTGCAGGGAAACTAGTCACCTCATAGGTAAGATCCTGGAAAAATGCCGGCCGCGCCATGTCGCCTACGTACTCACGATATGCCAAGCGCAAAACATCCTTGCTATAGCCTTGGTAGATCAACTCGGATTTTTTCGAGTCCGGTCGTGGAACGATCAACTCGCCGGCGCCGTAGCCTACCGGTGTCTCAAGTGTCGCGCTCCACCAGTTGACCTCTGATGCCACCTTGACTTGGTCAAAGCGTCCATTGGCTTTCTGATCTACGAAACACGCGGTCTTACCGCCCCCGCCGATCATTCTGAACGCTGGCCTCTCTGTGCAATATGCCTGAAAGCCGTCGACCATAGCCTTGGTTAAGAAATCCCCGGAATGTACTTGGACTTCGCCACCACCAATCCGAGTGTTGCTCGATCCATTTAACCGCATGCCGGTCTTCCGCCAATACTGTGCCTGACTGACCACGACGTCTCCGACAGCAGCGGACGCCGTTGTGCCAGCTTCAGGGAAATTACTTGTCGCCTCCTCTATCCGAGGCGGCTCTAGAACGGTCAGGTTGGCGCAGCCGACTAGGAGTACAAGACCGCATAGTGACGCAACAGCTCGCAT